GTCATCACCGTAAATCATAGCCTTTGCAAGTAGCTGTAGGATTGAGCGCATATAGGTCATGGTGCGGTTTTTATCGTTCAAGAATCCCTGAATGCCGCCCCATTTCTTGGCGAGTATTTTGTCGATTTCAACAAGTCGCTCGATTGCCGGGAGCTGAATGCTGCCCAGTATGCTGTTTGACATTGTGGCAACAATTGAGCCGTTGATTGCGCGGACTGCGGCATCGCCGTCATCTGTCTGCACCTCAAATTCGTGACGCAGATAATCACTGCTGAATCCGAATTGCGCCGTTTCTAAAATACCCAAGCTTTTAACCAGGTCGGTTATGATAGGAGCTTGTTCGCTTTGTAGCGAGATAAGAAAATCTCTGATATTCATGTTTTACCTCATGTTTTTTTTTGTAATGCTTTGCCGAAGGTGTAGGGTTCTTTGGTTTCGCCGCCACCCGGATTGCTCTTTCGCTGGAAATCCGTTTTGGTGTCAGCAGGATCGGCAAATGCTCCCGCTTTTTCCAATACAGAATACAATTTCAGGTTCTGTGCGGCTGTGTCGGCATCAAGCTCTTCGCCTTCTGCCGGGATTGAGAAGTCAGGCATCAGCGCGGCAATCTTGTCTTTGCGCTTATCCGTATCACTTGCCAAAATCTTTTGCAATTCTTCATGTTTGGCTTTCCATAGGTTCAGAGTTTCGGTTTTCTTGCTTTGCAAAAGCTCGTCATATTTGGCAGCCTTCTCTTTAATCGAATCAAGTTCTGGATCCGCTTTCGTGGCATCCGCCAGCTTAGCGTTAAGCGCATCAATCTGACTTGACATCTCGGCAAGCTTCAGTCTGCGCTCTTTTGATTCGTTGTTTGCTGCGGACAGATCCGCAAGCACGATGTTCGCCTCTCGCTTGGCATCTGCCAGCAGAGAAAGAATGTCGTTTCCCGCATCAGCAGGAAGTGAGTTCATAATCTTATCCAAGATTTCTTTTAGTGCCATGTTGTCCTCATTCGTTGTTAAATGTTATTGATTTCCAATTTGATACAGCAGTAGTACTTTCATCTACCGATACATATAGAGCGGTGTCGTTATATCTGAGTTCGCCTGCCTTGCCCACCGTCCCGTCAATTCCGCCCTTAAGCGTGGTCTCGTCTGCGGTTACGAGCGTTGTGCCAATCCCGCCAACGGCTACAGTAATGAGTGCATCTGCCGCAGTGTTGCCTTTAATAGCCGCATTTACCGCATCAAGATCGCTTGTGATTGCACCGTCTGCAGACGCAAGCGTTACATTGATTGTGCTGCCGGATACCGATACAATTTCATCTTCCACGTCTTTTTCTGGATCAATCAACTTCACTACGATGCTATTACCAACCGCTCCCTTTGTTTTTGCGGTATAAGTTAGCGTGTTGGTCTCAAATGCTGTTCCCGTTGCCGCGACTGGTGCGATAGGTGCGCCTGCCGTTATGGTCGGTTCTACTTTACTGAAATACTCGTTTAATTCCGCAACTGTGCGCGTTTCCGGTTTGTTGCCGCCTTGCGCTCTGCGGATTTCAATAGTATCATTATCATCAATTCTACGATATGCCATATTCACCTCACGTGATCGTAATAGTATTCTTTTGTTATTTGCATAAAAGTGTGGCGGCACTCATACGTCCGCTCCGGTGCGCTATAAGATTCAAATTCGATGCGCTCTTCTTCGGTAAAATATGGCGCATTAGGAAACATCGCATTAACATCCATACCGGTGCCTTCGCGACAGACCGGGCGCGTAACATCATCTTCCGGACCCTCGTATATCCAAAACAATTCGCCATCATAATTTCGAGCTGCTTCGTATTGCATCATTTGAATAAACTTTGCACGGCTCGTGTTCACATAAGTGGTAGCATAGCGCACAAGCTGCTGATCCAGTATTGCTTTAACCGATTTTACGAGTTCGGAGATGTTCGTTCCGCCAAAAATACTGTCGCCAATAATGGCATGAATCTGGCGCGCCACATCATTGCCGAGATTGCCAATCCGCGCATTCCATAGCGAATTGAATGCAGTTATAGCCGATTGGCTTGTCTGCGTGAACGCCAAAGGAACCGCTCCGGGAACACTTGACTTTTTCA